AGTTTTGTAGACATAAAGCACTAGAGGGTGCAATCCTCGAAAGTGCTGATAAACTTGAACGGCATGAGTACGGAAGTGTTGAGCAGTTGATCAAAGATGCTGTGAGTATCGGACTTGCAAAAGACTTTGGTCTTAACTACTGGGATGATCCTGCAGGACGTATTCAAACCATTAAAGATAACAGAGGTCAAAACAGTACAGGCTGGGAGAGCTTGGACAAAGTATTGTATGGCGGCTTTAACCCAGGTGAACTAAACATCTTTGCAGGCGGCAGTGGCAGTGGTAAAAGTTTGTTTATGCAGAATATGGCACTTAACTGGAGTTTGGCAGGTAAAAATGTTGTATATGTATCGTTGGAACTAAGTGAAGAACTGTGTAGTATGCGCCTTGATGCTATGCTTACTAACATGAGTACCAAAGACGTTATGCGTAATGTCGATGACGTTGAACTAAAAGTTCGCATGGCTAGTAAAAAAGCAGGTGTGCTGCAAATGATACAAATGCCTAACGGTGCAACTATCAATGACATTAAAGCATATATCAAAGAGTTTCAAATTCAAAAAAATATCAAAGTTGATGCACTTATGGTAGACTATTTGGACTTGATGATGCCTGTTAGCGTTAAGGTTAATCCAAGTGACCAGTTCATTAAAGATAAGTTTGTAAGTGAAGAACTTCGTAACTTGGCAATTGAGTTAAACATATTGTTTGTTACAGCGTCTCAACTTAACCGTGGAGCAGTCGACGAAGTAGAATTTGACCATAGTCACATTGCGGGCGGCATTAGTAAAATTAATACTGCAGATAACTTGATCGGCATTTTTAGTAGCCGTGCAATGCGTGAGCGTGGACGTGTACAAATTCAGTTTATGAAAACACGTAGTAGTAGCGGAGTTGGAACTAAGCTAGACTTAGGTTACGACATGAATACACTGCGTATTGTAGATTTAGATGAAGATGAACAGGGAGATGAAAGTCAAGTAAAGAGCATATATCAAAACTTAAAAGCAAATGCTAACAGTAGTGTTAGTCCAGCAGGACAACAAACAGTTGCAGCAACTACAACTAGTGCAGCCGATAATGCAGACAGATTAAAAAACTTACTAAAGCGGCGAGAATAGGGTGCTGAGATATCAATGCCGTTGACCTTATCTGGTCTATATATGATATTAAACAACGAGCTTAGCCATAGAGATCAAATAAGTTTGCCTTTATAAGCCATAAATGTAAGCCTGAAGTTGCCCGCTACCATTGTTGTTGTATTTCTTAATCCTCCAATGGATTCTAAGTTTTTAATCAAAAAATGCAAAAGTGCCATAAGTGCTATCCACCAATATCTCAGCAACAATATTTACCAAGAAGTACGCTAAATAATATTACTATGAAAAGAAAAACTAGATCCTTATTAGAAGAAATCAATGCTATGTCTCCTCGTCGAGACAAGAAGCAAATTGTCGAGTCTAATGCCGAACAAGTAATTGTTACTGCAATTAATCTAATAGAATTAATTAATGAAACATTTGATGTCGAAACTGCAGCAGATTTAAACAAACGGCTGATTAATAGTATACGTACTAAGGATCCCAAGAAGTTTAAAAGAGGGATTAGTAAAGTTGAAGATTCAAGACATCCTAGGCGGTAAGTTTAAGCGTAAAATCAGACGTGGTAGCCGAATTAAAAGAATTAGACAAGAAGACTTTCACTTAGCTGAAGGCGGTAATATATTCGACGGTACAGTTGGGTTTGATCACAAGATGATCCCCGGTATTATGAAGATTGTTAATAGTGTATTACAAAAGGTAAATGCCCGTGCTATCCCCATTGGTAGTGGGGCGACTCCTACTCCTGGAAAAGTAAGCGGCGACTTAGATATGATTGTAGACGTAAACCAGTTGCGTCAAGAATACAACATGCCAGAAGAACCAGACAAAGTAATTAGACAAAAACTGCGTCAAACATTTGATCTAGCAGGTTTAGAAACAGCGCAAAGTGGTACTAGTGTGCATGTAAAAGTACCAATGGGCGATCACGCACACCAAGTTGATATTATGGTTGTGCCAAATGCTGAAAATGCAGCAAAGTTTCACACTCACAGTATTCCGCAAGGATCTAGATGGAAAGGTGTAAACAAACAGATTGCACTAGCATATCTAGCTAAAAAACAAAACATGTTATGGTCGCCATATCAGGGATTGTTTAATAGAGATGACAAAGGTAAAAAAGCTGACTTAGTTACAGACAACATTGATCAAGTTGCAAAAACTCTACTTGGTCCACGTGCTACTGGCAAAGACGTCGGCAGTGTTGAACAAATAATGACAGCATTGGGAGATACTGCAGGTAATGCAATGCTAGCAGACTTGCGTAAAGATCCAAATTGGAAAGAGCTCGAACAATGAGAGCCCGAGAGATATTAACCGAAGCAGCTAAAGTTGGCCGTGAGTACCAGCATTTAGAAGATTTAGTTTTTGCAGAAGGTAGTAAAGGTGCAATTAAAGCTGCACAAATACTACAGCGTTTAGGTCAAGACACTTCAGATGTTGCCATTAAATGGGATGGCAACCCCACCATTTATTGGGGCAGAGATGCAAGTGGCACATTTATACTAACTGGTAAAAATGGCTGGGGCAAAAGCAAAAGTACTAGCAGTGATGAGCTAAAGTCATTCATTATGAGTACAGGCAAAGGCGAAGACTGGAGACAGGATTTTGCTGATAACATGGGTGCTGTGTTTGACTTAATGGAACGCAATACTCCAGGCGACATACGTGGATTTATATACGGAGACTTGCTGTACTCTCCTAGTAAACCGTTTGTAAAAGATAATGGTAACTTTGTGTTCGAACCAAACAATGTTGCATACACAGTAAGTGGTAGTAGCGAAATCGGAAAGCGTATTGGTCAAAGTTCCATTGGCATTGCTGCACATAGTTTGTTTGGCGAATTCGGAGATAAACAAGGCACACCTATTAAAGATACTAAGCGTTTGAATACTCAAGAAGTAGTTGTGTTTGGACAAACATATGTTTCGCATACACCTAAGATAGACACAACAGAAGTAAATGAAATACTCGATACAGCAAAAGCAACTGGACAGTTGATTGATGCGTGGCTTACTCCCGAACAGGGATTAAGTAATAAAGGCGCTATTGTTTATAACTATGTTAATCAAATGACAAAGCAAGGCAAACTAGATCAACTTGCAACAGGATTTTTTGATTGGCTTAAAACATCAAAAGTCAGTCAAGGACAACAAGCAAAATTAATGGCAGGTGATTCTAAAGGACTTGATGCTATATTAAATTTAGTTGTAAAAATTATGACTGTAAAAAATCATATCATTGATCAATTAGATGCTGCACCTGCAGATGTAACTGCCTCTACTAAAGGACAAGACGGCGGTGAAGGATATGTTGCAGGCAGAGATAAAGTCAAACTAGTACCACGTCATCGCTGGACACCAAATTTGTAAGGTAAATACTAGTATGGAAAAGTATACAGCAAAGCAATGGGCAGAGATCGAAGGAGGGCACACTATGAGTGAAGCAAAGCCCTCGCAGTTTGGATTTGTAGGTAGTTTGAATGAAAGCAAAATGTTCAGAACACGCCAGCAACTTGAAGCAACTGACATTCGTAAGAATTTAGATTTTGCATTTTTAAATTTACTTACACTGCATGCAATGTATAATGATTACGCAACAGCACCCATTGCACAGCAATACGCTAAACGTACTTTAACAGCCGGCGGAGGCCATTTTAAAGCATATAAAACAAATGGAACAGACTTGTATCATTCTTTGCATGCTATCACAAACGGTATCGGAACTTCAGATACAAAAGGCGCAATACAAGGTAATAAAGTCAATGTGCCGGAAATGAAAATTAGACAATATCTTCAACAAATGGCTAACGGAAGAAATATTATTAGTCCACAAACATTTTTTATGCAATTAGAACGTGGACTAGATATACAAAACAGTAACTACAGAAGTATCAGACGTATTGTTTCAAATTGGCCAAACTCAGACACTGCGCAGCGTGGACTTGCAAGTACACGGCTTTTGCAATATTTCCGCACTAATGCAATTAAAAGTGAATTGTTCCCAAGTTTCCAAAAAATGACTAGAGCAAACGGATTGGAAATTCGAAACGTTCGTAACGCAGAAAAAGGTCCAGGTAAAATCAAGCAAGCAGCATTTAAAGCAGCGGCTGGTGCAACTGCATTCGCAGGCGGATTTGCAGCAGGCAGAGCATTTGGAAGATCTCTAGTCAAATAAGGTTTTATTTTGACACAACATTATACAGCGTATACGTTAGTAGATATAACAAATAGTAATATTACAAATCACAAAAGTCATAACGACAGCGGATACAATCAACAACAAAATTTAA